ATGAAGAGTTTATCAAAGAAGCAAAGCCATACAAATCTAAGATACGTGAATATGTAAGTTCTTACACACAGATTGAAAATTCACAATCTAGTGTAACCGATTTTGATGCTCCACCGGTATATAACGAACGTGCAGGAGAAATACGTCCACAAGGAATTATTGTTGATGGTGATAGAGTATTAACAGGCGATGCAGAGACAGATATCTATCCTAGTAAATATTTTATTGACAATGTTGGATACGAAATAACTAAAATTGTAATAGGAAACGCCGGAAAACTTTATAGTAGTGCTCCAGCAGTAGTAATTACTGGTGGCGGCGGTAGTGGAGCAACAGCACAGGCATACTTAGGATCTAACGGAAAAATATCTAGTATTAAGGTAACTAATTCAGGGTCTGGATATATTACAGCACCAGCAGTTACACTAAACGGAAGTATTGAAGACGGTGGCGTTGAAGCTTCAGTAAGTGCAGAACTAGGTAACGGAAAAATTCGAAATGCACATATTATTTGTAAATTTGATAGAACAACCGGCACTATGCTCTTACAAACACTTGATACTACCGAAAGTTTCGTAAGTTTAGCAAACCAACAGTTATTTGATTTAAAATATCCTATGAGCTTAGATACAAATTCAGTTACTATAACAGTAAATGGTATCGAAGCACTAAGAAGTCAGTATACTATATCTAATATCAAAGATACTAAAAAAGGTTATACTAGACAAACAGGTAGAGTATCGTTTAATACTGCTCCAACAACAAACAGTAATATTGTTATAAAATATAACAAAGATATTACAATGTTGCAAGCACAAGACAGGATATCATTATTTTATAATCCAACAACAGGTATGTTAGCAAATGATCTTTCTCAATTACTAGAGGGAATTGATTATGGCGGAGTTGAAGTTAACAGTATTAACTTTGGCGGCGGCGCAGGCTGGGACGCAGATAAATGGTTCACAAGCTCTTACGATACATTTGATACAACATACGAAGACGAAGTATTTAGAATTACAGATGATAGTACTAAAGTTTATACATTAGCCAAGCCTTTGGCTTCGGGTACTGTTTATAATGTTTATAGAAACGGTATTAGAATAGATGATCCAAACTTCGGAACAGATGCACAAACAAATACTTCTGCAATTATTTCTAGTATTACAGGATCCGGTCAAACAGGATTTACATTCCAAGATGATCAGAACTTAGAAAATATAGTACAATTTGATGAAGAAGTTGTAACTGTACAAGATGAAGATATTTTCATAATTAGAAAGCAAACATCAGATGGTTCTTTTGTTGCAGACCCTGCAAGTTATGATACACTTATTCAAGGTGGAAATTTAAATTATACTACAGCTTCAGGAGTTAGACCAGAAGATATTATTATCGATGGTGATGGATTTGTTACACCTACAACATCAAAGGGTCCGGAAGAATTAGTTCCAGGACAAATATTAGATACAGTTGACATTAAAGTATTCCATAGATCAGGAAAAGGCGGAAGTGTTATTAGTAGCAACTCATACAGAGGTGACGGCAATACTACAGTATTTAAATTTGGTGTGTTACCACAAAATGAAGATAGTTTGTTTATCAAAGTTAATAGTACTTTATATGCAAAAACACAATACACAGTTGACTATGCTAATAAACAAATAACATTTACAACAGCACCGTCTACTGGTTCGTTAGTAAATCTTGTTAGCTTATCAGGTAATGGTGAAAAAATATTAGACATGGATGTGTTTATAGGAGATGGATCAACAACTTCTTTTGTAACTAGAGTTAATAAACAAGACGAAGTAAATTATTATGTAACGATAGACGGCAAAGTACCTGAAAGTATTATTGACATAGTTGACGGACGTTACGTGTTAACATTTGGTGAAGCACCAAAAGATGGAAGCATTATCAATTATGCAATCTACGAAGGCGAAGCACAAACATTTAGTGAGATTAAAATTGACAATTTTGTTGGAGACGGATCAACAGGAACGTTTACACTTAGCCTAACTCCTTTCACAGCACAGCCTGCAATACAAAATATGATTGTAAAAGTAGGAAATACAATTTTATCAAGTGGTTACAAAGAAACATTTAATGTTGTTACTGGTAGAGAATATCAAATGAGAGAATGGCAACAAGAGCCGGGCAAATTAAGTAGTAACGATATTAAAGTTTATCTGAATGGTACCAGAGAACTTATAAGTGCTCAGGACTATATCATACGTCCGTTCAATAGTAGTATTGAATTATTTGAAGGCGTTGGTGTACCTGGAGACTTATTAGAGATTTATGTAACAGTTGATAGTGAATACTCGTTAACAACTGTAGATGATGATAGTACAGGATTTACTACAATTACATTTGATAGTATACCAACAATAAACCAAACGATTGAAGTTTATCATTTTAGTAATCACGATGTACAAAATATTGAAAAACAAAACTTTGATGTTGTAAACAGAGTTGCATTAACTGTTGGAACAGATGAACATGAAGAATATCATAGATTACGTAATGGTGTAGTACCGTTACCTAATATTCCTGTAGATGTAAACTATGTGTGGGTAACATTAAATAAAGTCCTTTTAACACCTAGTATAGATTATAAACTTACAAGCAATAAAAAAGCAATTAAGTTAAAAAATAATCCTGCAGATAACGATACTATAGAAATTATACAGTTTAGTACTGAAGGCGTGCTTGGAAATAAATTTGGCTTTAGACAATTTAAAGATTTAACTAATAGAACTGTTTACAAACGCTTAGGTGATGCAAAGGAATATAGACTATTAAATGACTTAAATGTATTTGATAAGGAAATAGTATTAGATGATGTTTCAGGAATTGCCCAGCCTAATCCAAAAGATAATTTACCTGGAGTAATTATGATAGGAAGTGAAAGAATTGAATTCTTTAAAATGACTGAAAACAAGTTATCACAACTTACTCGAGGAACATTAGGTACAGGAGTAGCAACTACTCATACAGCAGGAAGTGAAGTATTAAATCAAGGCTTCCAGCAAACTGTACCGTACAAAGACGAAACAGTAACACTTACATTTGACGGAGACGGTAGTACTACAGCATATGATTTAGGATTTACTCCTGCTACTAACAACGAATTTGATGTTTTTGTAGGCGGAAAGCGTTTACGTAAAAATTCAATAAGTAAGTTTAATGTTTTGCTTGATCAAGATTCACCGGAAGCGGATGAAACAATTCCGGCGGAATTTACTGTAGACGGTACTACAAGTGTTGTAACACTAGCTGTAGCACCTGAAATGGGAGAAAAAGTAATAATAACAAGGAAAATTGGTAGACTATGGACACCGAACGGAAGTTCATTAGAAACTACAAATAATTTGATAACACGCTTCTTGAAGGCAGAGCAAGCCGCGTTGCCCGAATAAATACGTATATAGGATCATGAAATGACAGATAAATTTAAAGACACACAAGGAACGTTAATACAAGGACACATTAAAATATCCGACCCTAAAAGCGGAGAAGTTCTTATTGACAAAAGAAATGCTATTCATTATGAGAATATGAGTATTTCACTAGCAGAAAGTTTAAGTAATGCAGGTGAAGGATTTATATATCAAATGGCATTTGGAAATGGCGGCACAAGTATAGACCCAACAGGTATTATTACATACTTAACACCTAACTCAACAGGAACAAATGCAAGTTTGTATAATCAAACTTATACAAAAGTAGTTGACGATAGAAGTGTTAATAACCTTGATCCTACACGTAACAAAATTGAAACAAGACATGTAAGTGGCACTAACTATACAGATATTCTAGTTACTTGCTTATTAGACTATGGTGAGCCAAGTGGGCAAGATGCAATTGATAATGCATCAAGTACAGAAAATTTATACGTATTTGACGAATTAGGTCTAGTTGGATATGACCCAACTGGCACTGGCAGATTGTTAACACATGTTATTTTCCATCCTGTACAAAAAAGTTTGAATAGATTAATTCAAATTGATTACACAGTAAGGGTACAAAGTTTATCGGGGTTAACTAGCTAATGGCATATTCAATAAATTTTACTGATCCGAATAAAACACCAATTACAGTGGAAGACGGAACCACTGACACTACAACTAGTTTAAGTATTCCAGGAAGAAACACTGCCAACTACGGTACGGTTATTGGACAAAACTTTATTCAACTGTTAGAAAATTTTAGTAATCCAACTGCACCATTAAATCCAGTTGCAGGACAACTGTGGTATGATACAAGTGTAGGAGTTTCAACATTAAAAATATATGATGGAACATCATGGGTAAACGCAGGCGGAATTAAAAAAGGTGACATTGAACCAGATGTATCATCTGCTATAGCAGGTGACTTATGGAGTGATACAGATAACAATCAGCTATACCTATTTACAGGTACTGGCTGGATACTTGTTGGTCCAGAATTTAGTGACGGACTTTTAACTGGTACAAAGCCAACTGTGCTTGTAGGTACAGACGACATTAATTACACAGTATTAACATTTGAAGTACAAGGTGAAGTACTAGCAATTTATAGTACAAAAGGATTTACACCGAAATCAACTATTGCAGGCTTTACAGCAATTAATGCAGGTGTTAACTTATCAACAAGAACTTTATTAAATGCAAGTCCGAAGTACTACGGTATAAGTGAAAAAGCAGAAGCATTAGTTATTGGCGGAGAGCCTGTACAAGCATCAAACTTTTTAAGAAGTGATATTACAAGTACAACAACAAGTCCGATTGTTATTAGAAACAATGAAGGATTACAAGTTGGACAGGATGGACTTGTAACATTTGCCGTTGAAGGCACAAGTGGTATTATAAGTAACTTAACCTCAGGTTCAAGTATTGATATAAGAATTAATAACTTGGGTGTAAGTAAAAATGTTATTAGAGTTGATTCAACTGAAAAAGTAGGTATTAATAATCCGAGTCCAATTGAAGCACTAGATGTTACAGGTAATATTCAGTCAAGTGGTGCAGTAATTGTAAATAGTACAGCAGATTCAAGTAGTACTGGAACAGGTTCACTAACTGTAAAAGGCGGCCTAGGAGTTGCTAAGAAATTATATGTTGGTACTGATTTAAATGTTACAGGAGATATTAACAGTGCTAATATTTTACCACAAGCTAATAATACAAGTACTTTAGGTAGTGCATCTCTTAAGTATGCAAATGTTTATGCTACAACATTTACTGGAAACTTAACAGGTAACGTAACAGGTACAGTATCAGGACGTTCAGGAAGTACAAATAAATTAGCAACAGCAACAACATTTGAAGTGCAAGGCGATGTAAGTTCTAATCAAATTACATTTGATGGACAACAAGGTGGCACAAACAAAATTTTTACAAGTACTATTAGTAATGCATTTATTGCTAACAAAACTGATGTATCAACATCAAACATTGATGACGAATTTATTATAAACAGAACAAGTGGTACACCGGGTGTATACAAAATAACACAGCGTAACTTATTAAACAGTGTTACAGGTGTTTCACCTGTAGGTGTTGTAAGTCCATTTGCAGGCGATACTTCACCATCTGGTTGGTTGTTGTGTGACGGAACAGAAGTTAAAATTTCAGATTTCTTAACACTATTTCAAACAATAGGTTACAAATATAAAGACCAATCACTAGTTACTTCGGGATTCTTTGCTGTACCAGATTTAAGAGGACGTCAGCCACTAGGTGCTGATAATATGGGTGGCACAAGTTCAGGAAGAGTTACAAATGTTAACGCAGACGTTATTGGTAACTCGGGCGGTAATGAGAATAAAAATATTCAAGTTGAGAACTTACCTGAACACGAACATGATTTACGTGGTCCAAGTGGTGACCAGTACTATGTTATTAGAGATATTCAAGGTGTTCCAACTGACCCAGAAGGTATTCAATATGATGCTCCAACTGGTTCGCAGGCTGGACAAGCATATCCAACATCAGGCGGAATATTAACTAACGATGCAGTTGGTGAACCATTAGATGTTATGCAACCGTTTACCACAATGAATTACATTATATATACAGGGGTAGGTGGCTAATGAGTTATCAAATAAACAAAACAAATGGTGCTTTACTTGTAGATCTAGCAGACGGGCAAATAGATAATAGTTCTACAGACATTACATTAATAGGACGTAATTACAAAGGGTTTGGTGAATTTATTAACGAAAACTTTGTTAGCGTATTAGAAAATTTTGCAAATACATTGCCTCCAGCAAATCCTATTACAGGACAACTTTGGTGGGACACAAGTACAAATAGATTAAAAGTTTACACAGGCACTGAATTCACATCAGGCGGTGGACCAATTGTTAGTGCGACAGAACCTAACATGGTTGAAGGCGATTTGTGGATTAATAATGAATCAAAACAAATGTACTTCTATGATGGCAATCAGACATATCTTTTAGGACCAGAGTATAGTGCTTTCCAAGGAATATCAGGAACTAAAATTGCAACTGTACTTGATAATCAAAGTACAAGTAGAACTGTAGTACAGTTTTATATTGGAAATACTATTGTAGGCATTTATAGTAAAATTTCATTTACTCCATCAGTTGGTGCTGTCACAGCATTAGGTGGATTGTCTAGTACAATACAAAAAGGATTTAATGTTGTTGATGCTGACTTTAAATGGAACGGCACAGCAACAAGAGCTGATGCATTGATTGATGCAACAGGTACTTCAAGACTTGCGGCACAGTTTCTTCCAGCAGATACAAATGGTACAACAAGTGGTGCATTGATTATTCAGAACTCACAAGGTTTAACAGTTGGTACATCACAAAATAATAAACTTTATGTATTAGGAACAAGTTTTGTTACAGAAAATCAGCTTACTGATCATGACTGGCGAGTAAGAGTAAGAACTACTGATGGTCCTATTGATGCTTTATATATTGACACCAGTACAAAAAGGGTTGGATTATTCCAAGATTCTCCACAATATACATTAGACGTAAATGGTTCTGCAAGAATTGCCGGCGATCTAATTATTGAAGGTTCTAGAATTGGTATTGAAACTGAAGTATTACGTGTTAAAGATAAAAATATCGAATTAGGTATAACTGATGACAGTACTGTAATTGACGATGCTACTGCTGACGGTGGTGGAATAATTTTACAATCACAAGCAGGCGGCAAAGAGTTTGTATGGGACTTAGCAACAAATTCTTGGACTAGTAATGTAGGAATTAACTTAGCAGGTACAGCATTAAAATCATCTGGTATTACACTTATTCAAGGAACAAGTGCTCCAGGTATTACATCACTAGGTGCTTTACAAAGTGTTGATATTGATAATGTAAATATTGACGGAAACAAAATAACGTCAAACCTTTCAGGATTACAAATTGAAAGTGCAGGTACAATCTTAGTAACCAACAACCAGAAAATTGGTGGTGTTGCTAATCCTACAGATGCACAAGATGTTGCTACTAAATCATATGTCGATAGTGCAATAAACTTAGAAACACTAAGTTTTGCTCTAGATGTTACAGGATTAACAAATGCACAAGTAGCACTAGTTATAAACGATATTGCTCCTGCGGCCACTAAAGAAAACGGCACAGAAGCTAAAATACACTGCACAGATACAACAAGTGCTACTGCAACATTTACAGGGGCTAATTTAATATCAGCCTTGCAAAAAACACAGGTAGCTGTACAGGCATTAGATGGAAACGGTGACGATGATGGTTCTGCATCTGTTTTAGGAGATATTACATTTATTGATGTAACAGGTCAGGTATCTTTAACAGTTGATAGATCATTGAAATTATTTAGAGTAGTGGGTGGTTCTTGGGCATATATAGAAGACCTGACTTCTAGTGTTTAACGATAAATACATACGATTAGGAGTTAATAACTGATGGCATACATAATTAATAAGACAAACGGTACGCAACTTACAGTGGTTGAAGATGGTACTATTGATCAGACTACCGATCTTAAGCTAGTTGGTAAAAACTACGCTGGATACGGTGAAATACAAAATGAAAACATGGTTGCATTGCTTGAAAACTTTGCAAGTGGACAGCAACCTACTAGAGCTATATCAGGACAAATTTGGTTCGATAGCACATCTAGTAAACTTAAATTTTACGATGGTACAAAATTCCGTACAACAGGCGGAGCAGAAGTTAGCACCACACAGCCAGTAGGTTTAACCGAAGGTGATTTTTGGTGGGACACTACAAACAATCAATTGTATGCCAACGCCGGAGCAGGCGGATTTGTTTTAGTTGGACCACAATCAACAGGTGATAGTGTTAGCCAAATGGTTACTAAAGAAGTTCGTGATACCACAGCACAACTTAGAACAATAGTAACAGCAGTAGTAAATGACGAAACATTATTTACAGTTAGTTCGGAACAGTTTACAATTGACAGTTCGGATCCATTAAATGCAATTACAGGTTTTGATGTTGTACGAAAAGGTCTTACTTTAAGAAATACTACAGATAGCACAAACGGTGTTACTAGCTCAGATCATAGATTTTGGGGAACAGCAACTAACGCACTTAAACTTGGTGGAATAGCGGCGTCAAACTTTATTCAATCAGAACCAGGTGCTGATGCTTCTTTTAACAGTATTGCTAGATTTATTGATGATGGATTAACAATTGGTACATCAAATGATTTGCTTATTTCTATTGAAGATGGCAATCAAGGTAAAATTGTTAACCAAGTTGGTACAGAATTAAGATTTGCAATTACTTCAAGTAACGTAGAAACACAAATTGCAAAAATTACAGAAACAGGATTTAATCCTGCAACTACATTAAGTTATGATTTAGGTAGTTCGTCATTTAAATGGCAAACAGTTTATGCAAATTCGTTCAACGGATTAGCAACAGCCGCAAGTACAATTAGATTAAGTGGAACTGATTATTCAGGATCAACATCTTCAACAGCAAACACAGTAGCAATTAGAGATAATGATGGTGATTTATATGCAAATCTATTTCAAGGTACAGCTACTACAGCAAGATATGCTGACTTAGCAGAAATATATGCAACAAATGAAGAATTACCTGTAGGTACAGCAGTAGCAGTTGGCGGCGAAGCAGAAGTTCGTCCAGCTAAAGCTTCAGATATGTGCGTAGGAACAATTAGTGATAATCCTGCATACTTAATGAACAGCGATGCTGAAGGACAAGCAATAGCATTAAAAGGTCGTGTGCCAGTTAGAGTTAAAGGACCAGTATCAAAAGGTCAACCTGTGTATGCATGGGCAGATGGAGTATGTACTACAATAGCTTCTACAGGTTTAGTCGGTATTGCACTAGAATCACATGATGACGACTCGGAAAAATTAATCGAATGTGTTTTAAAAGTATAAATATACTTACGAATATATACGTAGTTAATGAATAAGGATTTGAAATGGCAGTAGGCGATACAATTACAGCGGCAAGGTACAATGCAGTACAAGCAAGAATTGCAACAATTTTAGGAAAAGGTGCTGGTAATGAAGGTTATGGACAATCGGTAACTAGTAGTCAAGTATCTGCAAATACAACAATTGAAGCATCTCATATGTCAGAGTTATATACTGATATGAGAAAATGTAGAATACACCAATCTGGAAGTATTCCTGCAGAAATTGCAACTATTGCAGTTGGAAACACAGTTGAAGATAGTAACGCTACTAACAAAAAAGGTCTTGTACAATACGAAGGTTTATCATTAGATATTGTTAATGATAGATTAAATATTGCCGCAGGTCAAGCAAGTGTTGAAGCAGGAGTTGAAAGTTTTACTGACACAGACTGGAATGGAACAATTTATCATGAAGTTACTGTAACATTTCAAGCATATAACGTAACAAACGGCGACGGTACTACAACTAATATCACAGCAACAGATCATAGACGTGCATTTTTTAATGCAGGCGGAGAAATTTTGTTTAGTGCAAGTCTAGCATCAGGTGGCGGATCTATTAATAATGATTGGCGCAACTTGTTAAATGCCGCAGGTACAATACGTATGAGTTATACACAGACTACTAACGGTTCAGAAGGTACTTTAATAGGACATGCTGATTTAACAACATCATATCAAACCATTTTTACAAAAACTGCTAGTTCATATAGCGAAAATGACTTTACAATTCAAGGTAAAGAAGATACAAATGACGGTGCTGTAATAAGATTTAGAATCTTCTTCAATGACGACAAAGGTCCTAATCCAAACTTTGACGAAGCAGTAACCCCAAGAACAACTAGTACTGTACAGGTTAACAGACCATCTAATATTAATAGTGTTGATGTTAATAAGCCAGTATTTGCTACTTCACGCAATTTATCATAGTCAGATCTAATATTTTACTTGACATTTAGTCTTAAATATCGTATACTGTAACAAGTATAAGGAATGAGATATGGACAAAAGACTAGAAAAAGCATTAGAGTTCTCTAACTTTAATGTAACATTAAACAATCAAAAGCGTATACTAAACGAAAAGTATCAAGAAGATCTAATTTATTACCACAACGGTTCTAAATTTACAGTAGATCCTGAACTCATAAATTTTGTTAGTTATATGGCAACCAGCAATCAAGACTCTCTCATTCTTATTGACGACAATTCTCAACCTGTTGAAGTGACACCTACTGATTTCTTAGAAGAAATTAAGAACGTGTATTTTACTGCTTCAAATAGATTTCATACAGAGTATAATAAGTTAATAAAAAATAGAAAAGTTTTAGGGTTGCTGAAATATGAGTAGAGGCATATTACTATTTGCTGTAAATAATGATAATGTTGACTATGTACTTCAAGCGTGTTTTGTTGCTAAAAGAGCCAAACAATTTTTAAACATACCTGTAACGTTAGTAACCACTGATAGAGCTCATTTCAACAGCAAATATAAAAAGTATAGAAATCTATTTGATAAAATTATAGATTTAGAAAATCGACGTATACTACCTTTAAATTATAAACGATACTATGACGGGTCAACGTCTTACAAGGTATTACAATTTAGAAATTCGCACAGGCATATGGCATATGACCTGTCGCCGTACGATGAAACTATTGTTATTGATACAGATTATGTGATTAACAGTAAAAAATTACTAAAAGCATTTCAGGATAAAAATGATTTACTAATTTATAAAGACGCTACTGATATATCAGGTTGGAGACATGACTATGAGTTTGACTACATTAATGATACTGGGATAGATTTTTACTGGGCTACTTGTTTTTTCTTTCGCAAAGGAAAATATGCTTCGTTATTTTTTGATACACTAAGACATGTAGTACGTAATTGGGAACATTACAGTTTAATCTATGATGTTGGTACAACAACATTTAGAAATGATCATGCATTTAGTATAGCATTACATATTCTAAACGGTACAACAGGAAGATATGCTAAAGAATTTCCAGGAAAATTATATTATACATTAGATAGAGACATTTTTATAGAAATGGAAGCAGGCGAAAATACATTTTTAGTTGAACAACAAGGAGCAACTGGTCATTACAATGCAATTTCAACAAAAGGACTTGATATGCATGTAATGAATAAATTTAGTCTTAACGATCGTATACGTGAGGAAATGATATATGAGTAAAGGATATCTAATACTTGCTACAGGACCTGAATATGTAATACAAGCGTGTCTATGTGCAATGAGTATAAAGCACACACAACAAATTGATAGCGTAAGTATTGCAACAGACACGCCAGTGCCAGAAAAATACAAAAGCCTATTTGATAATATTATAGATATACCTTGGATCGAAGAGCAACGTTATGCTGTAGAACATAGATGGAAACTATATCATATATCACCGTATGAAGAAACTGTTATATTAGATAGCGATATGTTATTTCTTACAGATGTAAGCCATTATTGGAAATTACTTGAAAATTATGAACTGTTCTTTACAAACAAAGTACATACATATAGAAATAATATAGTAACTAGTGATTATTATAGAGAAGCATTTACTGTAAACAACTTACCTAACGTTTACTTTGGATATCATTATTTTAAAAAATCTAATTTAGCATTAGAATTTTATAAATTTTTAGAATTAATCATTAACAACAGAGAATTATTTTATGGAAAATATGTTCCTAAAAAATATCCTAAAAATGCAAGTATGGATGTAACTGCAAGCATTGCTATCAAAGCAATGGACATCGAAGAACAAGTTACTAATCCTAAAATTAATTTGCCTACATTTACACATATGAAATCAAGAGCCCAGGATTGGCGCAACGAATCTTCTACTTGGCAGGACAGAGTATCTTATACAATTACAGATGATGTAAAACTTATAATTGGTAATTTTATTCAAGAAGGTATATTTCATTATACAGAAAATCATTTTGTTACAGAAAGTTTAATTAAAAAATACGAAAGTAAAGTGTTATGAATATAGATTGTACTCCACAAATGATTGTGAATTTTGAAATTGCAACTGGAAAAATTTATTCTGTAGGACCAAGTAAAGCAGAAGGATATGATAATATTGAAGTTGATTTTTCATCTGTTGAAAGAATTTTAAACTTCAAAGATAATAAAGCAGATTATAGAGTTGTGTTTAATACGATAGACTCAAAGTTTGAACTAAAGCATGAAGCAGAAATACTACAAACATATCAAGGATATACAAAAATTGAATCCGGAATAGATGATGCAGATATTGAAATAACCTATGACGGTGATAAACTTAAAATTAATATAAATGACAGAATTAAAAAAATATTAGATACAACAAGCCTAGACAGTGAAACAAGTTTTAGCATTACAGCTAAAGATAATCCTCACATATTATATCATTTATTTAGAGTTGATTTACGAAAAGATAATTCTTGCTTATTCGATAGTAGTAAGAACTTTAGTATCTATACAAAACGCCAATTTGCAAAATATAATTACAAGGACCTAACATGAACAAATTTAAAGTTATTGACTGTGATATCATCTATTTAAGTTATGATGAACCTAATGCTGAAAAAAATTATGCAGATTTACTTACTAAAGTACCATGGGCAAAACGTGTACACGGTGTAGAAGGCTCAGACGCCGCACACAAAGCCTGTGCTAACCTAAGTGAAACAAGCAGATTTATTACAGTTGATGGCGATAACACAGTACACCCAAAGTTCTTAGAGCAAGAAATAGACTTTGATGAACATACAGATTTAGAAAATTGTGTTATTAGTTGGTGTGGCAAGAATGTAATTAACGGATTGTTATACGGCAACGGTGGACTTAAATGTTGGCCTAAAGAGTTTGTACTTAATATGAAAACACACGAGAATGCTGATCCGGATAATCCACATGCACAGGTAGACTTTTGTTGGGACTTAAAGTATATACAACAAAATAGTTGCTATTCTGATGTGTGGAATAATTATACTCCACAACAAGCCTGGCGTGCTGGATTCCGTGAAGGAGTTAAGATGGCACTTGACAGAGGTGTAAAATCTACCAAGCAAGAATTCTTAAACGGTCATTGGAAAAATTTGCATAGACTTTGGATTTGGTTAATGGTAGGTGCAGATGTAGAAAATGGTAATTGGGCAATCTATGGAGCAAGAGAAGGATTGTATAAAACTATGTGTACTGATTGGGACTATGTAAATGTACGTGACTTTGAATACCTAAATGATATATGGAAAAAGAATTATAGTGGAATTACTGAAGATAAGTTGCCATACGAAATTATGGGACTAGGAGAAACACTTAAACATGAATTAGATATTCCTATTGCAACTGATCCTTTAGATCCAGAACAAAGTGCTTTCTTTAAAACAGTATATCAAAATCCTAGTAGAAATAGTAATCAGCAGTTTATAGATATTGAATGAAATATAATAGAAACATAAAAGGTAATGAATTAAGAAAAATCGACGGCAAGTTTGAAAGTCGATATATGCACGATGCTGAAGTCGTGTTAGAAAAACTTAATGAAGTTAGCCCAAGTTTTTGTCTAGCCAAATGGTTTAATGTAAGCATACATATACCGACCGGAAAGACACATAGCTGTTATCATCCCAAAAGTCATCTCATTCCAAAAACAGAGCTCGAAGATGATAACAGCGCCTTACATAATACCAAGCATAAAAAAGAACAGCGTGGTATGATGCTTAACGGAATACGCCCACCTGAGTGTGAATTCTGTTGGCAAACTGAAGACAGTGGTTCACAACTAAGTGATAGAGCATATAGAAGTAAAGATGTATACGAACCAGGTCTTATAGAAGAAGCAAAGCAATTAGGTATGGATGGCAACGCCCGCCCAAGATATGTAGAAGTTAATTTTAACCAAGCATGTAATTTTAAGTGTTCATATTGTTCTCCTATATTGAGTACAGAATGGATGAAAGAAATTAAAAAAGAAGGACCGTACAATTTACATAATCGCAAGCATAATGATATGCAGTATATGGAAAAGGTAGATAACAGTCCTGACAACATGTACTTAAATGCATTTTGGAAATGGTTACCAGAAATTTATCCTACACTTCAAACATTTAGAATGACCGGTGGCGAACCGTTGATGGATAAAAATACTTTTAAAATGTTTGATTATGTAAAAGAAAATCCTAAAGAAGATTTGCATATGAGTATTACAAGTAACTGTTGCCCTCCTAAAGGACAATGGCAAAAGTTTATTAATAGTATGCAAACACTTACACCTAACCTAGATCATTTTATGTTGTTTGCAAGTTTAGACAGTTGGGGCAAACAAGCGGAATATATTCGTAACGGTTTAGACTTTGATGTATTTTATAAAAATGTTGTACAATATTTAGAGCAATGTGATAAACACAGTTTAACATTTATCATAACATTCAATACACTTAGCTATAATGGGATATTTAATTATATGCAACAAATACACAAGTTACGAACACAGTACAGCAAACAAAGACAAATGATATGGTTTGATATTCCACAATTAACAAATCCTGATTATATGAATCCTAAGCTAATGCCCGAACGTGTTATACAGTTAGAACAATGTGTAGAATATATGGAATATAATAAGGACGGTGATAAAAATGAATTCCAAGGATTTAGTGATTTTGAAATAAACAAAGTTAAAAGACTAATAAACTGGATTAAGGCTGATACAGGCTTTGACAGAGAAACAGCAAAAAAGAATTTTAAGTTATTCTTTCAACAACATGACAAACGTAGAAATACAAATTTTGTAGATGTGTTCCCGTCATTAAAGGATTATTATGAGTAGAGTTGACGATATTAAAGATGTACGTGATAGATTAAACAAAATTGGCAAAGGATTTTGCACAATGAAGTGGCTTCATGAAACATTGTATTTGCACACAGGTGATAATCATAGTTGCTATCATCCACGTCCACAGCATATACCTCTAGCTGAAATAAAAGCTGATCCAAGTGCTTTACACAATACAGCATGGAAAAAACAACAGCGTAAAAAAATGTTAGAAGGTGAGCGTCCTGAAGAATGTTACTATTGCTGGAACATTGAAGACCTTGAAGGAGATCAAATATCAGATAGGATGATACACAGTGCAAGTGATTGGTCTGAACCAGAGATTGAAGAGATATCAAAAAAGCATTGGTTAGAAAATGTAAATCCACGTTATTTAGAAGTTAGTTTTGGTAACGGGTGTAATTATCGTTGTGGATACTGTTGTCCCCAAGCAAGTACAAAGTGGATGGATGAGATTAAGAAACATGGCAATTATGATTTAACATATAATCAATACGGCACAGAATTTTTAGATAACGGACGTTACTACGCACCCAAGGATGAAAATCCTTATATTGAGGCATTTTGGAAATGGTGGCCTGATCTACGTAAAGATCTACACACACTTAGAATTACAGGAGGCGAGCCTCTAATGAATCCCGGTGCAATGCAGTTCTTTGACTTATTAGAAAAAGAACCAGCACCACAATTAGAAATTAGCATTAATAGTAACTTAGGTGTTACTACTGCAAAAATGGACAGGATGTATGATAGAGTACAAAGTTTATTAGATCAAAAGAAGATACGAAAGTTTAGTTTGTTTACAAGTATTGAAGGTTGGGGAGAACAAGCAGAGTATATGCGTACAGGATTAAAATGTGATCATTGGGAGAGAAACTTTGAAGAAGCAATTAAGCGTGGATTCAAAGTTAACATCATGTGTACATTTAACGTATTATGTGTAGCAACATTCCAAAACTTTTTACAACGTGTTATGCATTGGCGCAAGATATACGGAAAAGAAGCACTTGCATTTGATACGCCATATCTAAAAGAGCCGCCGCATTGGATGATCAATATATTACCTCAAATGTTTAACAAGTTTATGGATGAACACTTAGAGTACATGAGTAACAACAAAGACTATTTTACTAGTGTTGAAATTGCAAAGATGCAACGTGTACGTGATTATATGTATCAAAATCCTGTTGATCCGCAAAAAATTAAACAAGGACAAAGAGACTTTTATAGTTTCTTTACAGAAAATGATAAACGTATTGGAACTAACTTATTAAACACGTTTCCTGAATATACTGCGTTTTATGACTATTGTAAAGGAGTTTACGACTCATGGAAATCATAACTTCAGGTTGTAGTTTTACGGCAGGTGATGAGTTGGTAGAACTTGTACCAGGGTATCTTGAAAGCGATGTAAACAAAAACCTGCATGAACAACATCAGAAACAATTAGCAAATTTGTGGAATCATGACAAACCAAAATACAAAGAAGTACTCAACGGACAACGAGATCGTGCTTGGCCTGCCAAGTTACAAAAATTAGATCCGTATTTTGAAGTACAAAATGTTTCTATGGGCGGAATTAGTAACGAAGAAATATGTTGGCGTGTTCTCAAACAAATATCAAGAAATTTCCGTAAGCCCGATCTAGTAATAATTATGTTGACACACCCTGCAAGATTTGGTCATGCAATGCACAGTGAACATACTGAATATAATTTTAGAAGTTTTCTCCCTCAACGTCCTAGTTGGTTAACAAATTTGTTAGCAGAGCCAAATGATTACGACAACCTATGGCGTACATATAATGTAATTACTGGAACAAAAAATTTATTAGCATCAAGAAACATTCCTGTGTTAATAATAGATTCAGGAATGTGTCATTTTTCTATTGACCCTACAAAGAATCGTGATTGCGAATTATATAATTTACTTGATGTAAAAGTAAACTTTGGTCAAACGTTACTAGATTATAGTAATAAAATGCATACAAGATTACCAGGGTCACATCCAACTGAACAAATGCACGAAATTTTTGCAAAGGAGGTGTACGAATGTATGACGTCATATATGTAGGTAGCAATACAAAGAACTATAATGCACACAAAAAACAAATTCCCGTACTAAAGAAAGCAACGAACTTTGACCATGCAAAAGAAATATGTTTAACAAAATATTTTTATGCTATATGGGATGACATAAGAGTAGACTATGATTTTAATTATACAGTAGATTCGCATAGTACCGAGTATACGCATATCTTTAAAAACGGTAAACACTATGATGGTATGTGTTTGTTTCCGAATAATGCAACTCCAAGTAAACAAGAACTAAGTTATAGATTCTTTGCTAAGAAAAAACAATTAGATATAGTTGCAAGTAATCCTATCATACCTAAGTATGACATAGTGATGATAAGTTATAAAGAACCAACAGCCGACGACAATTATAGATTACTTAATGGACGTTTCCCCTGCAAAAGAGTCGAAGATGTAAAAGGAATACACCAAGCACATATTGAAGCCGCCAAACTAGCAACTACAGATATGTTTTATATTGTAGATGGCGATGCAACTGTAGTAGATGAATTTAATTTTGATTACCAAGTAGAGTGTTGGAATAAAGATGCAGTACATGTTTTCCGTAGTCGAAATCCAATAAATGATCTAGTGTACGGATATGGAGGCATTAAATTATTTCCAACACAAAAGACTATTGACATGAATGTTGATACAGCAGATATGACAACTAGTATTAGTAATAAGTTTAAAGCAGTGGATCAAATGTCGTGTATTACAAGTTTTAATTCAAATGAGTTTGCTACATGGAAAAGTGCATTTAGAGAATGTTGTAAACTTGCAAGTAAAGTTATTGATAGACAAAAAGACGATGAAACTAATGAGCGTTTGGAAATATGGTGTACGAAAAACAACGGAGCACCGTTTGGCGAATATGCTATCAAAGGTGCAAGAGCTGGCAGACAGTATGGACTTGCTAACAAAGGCAACACTGATGCAATCAAAAAAATTAATGACTTTGAATGGCTAAAGGAACAATTTAATGCAAATACATGAATTACTAGATAGATACGAAATATTATATCCTACAAAGAGTACACTAAGCGATTTACGTAGAGCATATATTGACAAAGACCTCAGTAGCATTTTTAGGATTGTACAAGATAATAACAAAGATGATCTACGCAAACTAGTAATGGAAGATAATAAATGGAAGTTATGGCCTCTATTAGATAAGTTTGTAGGGACACAGTTTACTTCAGCTTTTAAAAATTTTACTATAAACGAAACTATTATTGATGAAGATTGTTTTGCCCGCGGCCAACTACAAAGTAAGGTTTGGCTAGTACAAGAACTTAGAAAAGTTACTCCTGATATAGGAACAGTATTTTTATGTGCAGGTTGGTACGCTACTCTAGCTACTATGTTATTTGAAAGTAATCTTCGTATAAACAAAATACGTAGTTTTGATATTGACGAATCAACAGTTAATATTGCAGAAGTTTTTAACAAGCCTTGGTTTGTTGACCAATGGAAATTTAAAGCGTTAGTATCAGATATACACGATATTAGTTACGATACACATACTTGGCAGTATTGGAGCAATGCCAATAATAGGATGAGTTATCCTATAACAGATAAGCCTGATACAATTATTAATACAAGTTGTGAACATATAGAAAATTTTACAGAATGGTTTACAAAAATACCAAAAGGTAAATTAGTTGTGTTACAAAGTAATAACTTTTTTGAAATAGATGAGCATGTTAATTGCGTAAATGATTTAGATGAATTTGCAAGCCAAGCACCTCTTACAACAGTATTGTATGAAGGAAAATTGCCTTTAGAAAAATATACAAGATTTATGAGGATTGGTTATGTATGATCTAATATACGCTAATGGAGATAGTTATACTGCTGGATCTGGATTAGCTCAGCATCTTTATAATCCTACGGGTCCTTTATCAGCTGACGAAGTTACTGAAAAGTGTAGGTTAACAAACGAAAAAAGAAAAAATAAAAGTAAAGAAGATTGGAAGTCAGAAGAAAGAAAGAATTCATACCCTACTACACTTGGACGCTTTGCAAACGTTCCAGTAATTAATAATGCCCTCGGCGGAGCCGGCTTAGCAAACATTGCCCTTGATTCTACTAAAGATTTAATACAATTAAGTAAACAACGTGAAAAAATTTTAGCAGTCATAGGGTTGACCAATCCGCAGAGATTGTTTTATCCAAATGACCCAAACAATACCCTACTATGGAATATGGTTAGTAGTACAAACGAATATACAAAAACTAAAAAATTAGTACTATCCGACTACGCAGAGAAGTTTAGTAATTTAGAATTAGAAATAATTGGAGTGTTACCTTTTCTAGGATTAATTAAAATTATGGATAGTATTCCTAACGTAGATTATATTCTAGTAGAGACTCCTGCTTGGTTTACAAAAGGAGTTGATCCTGCCGATGATTTTAAATATATTAAAGATATAGTTTATCCTAGTATAATGTCTTTAACACCTAATTATAACCCAAATGAAAAAGTTCATACAGCATGTAATCATATTATTAAAGGTTATCATGATGATCTTGCCAAAAGGATATACAATAAGATATGGAAAAAAAGAAACTAACACTCAGAGAACTGCAAACCGAAAGTGCTAGAGCGTTAAGTACAATGCAAGCCACTAACAATAATATTTGGCAGTTTAACAAACAAGCTCATCATAACAGTGAAAATTGGTATGTTGCAGTAATTGATTGGTATGTAAAAGAATACGGTGATCTGCCCAGTCGTGTTGGCCCCGGCAAAGATGTAAAGATGGTTCTAGATGGAAGCTAAGATTGAGATAGAAGACAACTGTATAAGAAAAACATTGTACAAAAATGAATGGAGTTTATCAGACTTTAATTTGTATAGAGAATTGTCAAGTCATAAAGATCATTTTATGAAGGTAATATCTTGGATAAGTCCTACACAGTATACTACAGAAAAACTTGATATACTGTGCGATGTAGAAAATGCATTAACACAGCATCATAGATTTTCGAGACAAACTTATATAGACATATATGCAACTTATAATCAAATTTATTTAGATTCATTAGAGTTAAGTAAAAATAGATGGAGTGACAAATTTTTTATGCATAGAGATCTATCATTAAATAATGTTGTTATAACAAAACAAAATAAAGTAATGCTAATTGATGCAGATAGTTTTTCAGTTACTCCAGATTTTATGCCATGGAAATATTTTAATAATTTACAGACAGTTGCTTGGTTAGTGAACAAAAGATTAGGAGAGCTCAATGTATCAGTATAATGATATAAAAACAATTCATCTTGAAGTAACACAAAACTGTCAAGCAAGTTGTCCTATGTGTGATCGTAATATGAACGGCGAAGGAATTAATCCTCATATTAATTTAGATGAATTATCTCTTAACGATTGCCAACGCATATTCACTCCTGAATTCATTAAGCAATTAGATACAATGTATATGTGTGGTAACTTAGGTGATCCTATTGTTGCTCGAGACACATTAGAAATATTCAAATACTTTAGACAACACAATCCTAATATGTGGTTAAGCATGAATACAAATGGAGGCGCAAAGAATGAAGAATGGTGGAGCGACTTGGCGACAACTTTTGGTCGCATGGGGGCTGTTATTTTTAGCGTTGATGGTTTACGCGATACTAACCATATATATCGTCAAGGTGTTGTTTGGGACAACGTAGAACGCAACATGCAAGCATTTATAAATGCAGGAGGTAGAGCACGTTGGGATTATTTAATATTTGAACATAATCAACACCAAGTTGAAGAAGCAGAAGCACTTGCTAACAAATGGGGGTGCGAAAAATTTATGAAAAAGAAGACGGGAAGATTTATTGACACAAATTCAAACAAGAAAGAAAAGCACCAAGCCAAAGACCGCAAAGGCAAAGATACAGCAGAGCTCAAAAAGCCAGACACAAAGTACCAAAACAAAGCACTTACCAAGCAAGAAACTATCCTCAAGAAATACGGTAGTATGGATGCATATTATGATGCGGCTCCTATCATTTGTAAAGTTAAAAAAGAAAACAGTTTGTTCATCACAGCAGAAGGACTAGCATTACCTTGTTGTTGGACAGCTGGACGTATGTACAAATGGTGGCATAAAGATCCTAAAGTAGAGCAAATATGGGATTTTATTCCTGATAAAAGTGTACTCGATGCCCGAAACGGATTAGGAAAAGTTTTTAACACAGGTATATTTGATCGTATACAAGAAAGTTGGGCAAAGCCTAGTTGCAGTGATGGTAAACTTAAAGTGTGTGCAATGAAATGCGGCGCCGAGTTCGATCCCTTTGCAGAACAGTTTAAATAAGTACAGTATGAGCAATAAACCCTTACCATCAGAAACATTTTGTGCTTTACCCTGGATGCACCTAAGTAGTAGACCAGACGGAAAGATGAGGACCTGCTGTACATCAAATGCAAGTAGTGTACAAGATCCAGACAGTAATAAAAAAGTAGGCGGCGGAGAAGTTGGCGTTGTAAAAAATGACGACGGCGTTCCTGCTAACTTTAATCACACAACATTGGAAGAAGCATGGAATAGTGGCTATATGCGTAACGTTCGTAAAATGATGTTGCGTGGAGAAAAGCCTGCTAGTTGTTTAAAATGTTATAAAGAAGAAGAGTCAGGACACCTAAGTAAACGTAATTGGGAAACAGAGTATTGGGGTAATAGGTTTAATCTTGACGAACTAGTTGCCGAGACAAAAGAAGATGGAAGCATACCTCCAAAGATTAGATATATTGATTTGCGTTTAGGTAGTAAATGTCAACTAGCATGTGTTATGTGTTCACCACATGATTCAACAGGTTGGATTAAAGAGTGGAACGAAATGTATCCGCAAATGAAAAATGAAAAATTAAAAAATACCAGTGGCTGGCATAACAAAGGTCGCAATGACGGAGCAAGTTATAACTGGCATAAAAACAATCCAAGGTTCTGGGCAGACCTAATGGATCAAATTCCGCATATGTACCAACTGTATTTTGCAGGCGGAGAAAGTTTAATTATTGACGAACACTATGAATTGCTAGAAGAATGTATTAAACGTGGCCATGCTAAGAATATGGAACTGCGATATAATTCAAATGCTGTAGAGTGGCGTGATGATTTATTTGACCTATGGGCAGAATTTAAGCGTGTGCGTTTCCATTACAGTGTTGATGCACTTGGAGATCAAAATGATTATATACGCTATCCTAGTAAATGGAATCACCAAGTAGAACAAATGTGGAAACTTGACGCAACTACAGATAACGTCGAAGTAACAACAGCAACAACTATTATGGCACTTAATATTGGTTACATTCCCGACTTTATAAAATGGAAAGTTGAGCAAGGTTTTAAAAAATGGAACAAATGGCCATTTGGAGCAGGCGGTATCAACATGCATTTTGCATATTGGCCTCCACAACTAAATGTTAAAACACTACCGCTTGAACTTAAGAAACAAGTTACAGACAAATATGAAAACGAATTCTATCCTTGGCTTGATGAAAACTGGGACAAGTTTACCGGAGTAAAAGAAGCAGGTATTACCAAGGAGCAATGGATGAATGCACCTTATGGATTAAAACGTTATCAAGGTGTTATTAGGTTTATGAACGCAGAAGATTGGTCTGCACGTATGCCTGAATTTAAAGAATACATTAAACTAGTTAATAAAACAAGAGGCTACGATAATTTCGAAGAAATATTCCCGTTATTTAAAGGACATCTTTGATGGATCTAGTACGTGTAGAGCATAGTGCTAAGAAATATAAATCTTGGGTACGTATAGAATGGAATATGGGCAAACGCTGTAACTTTGATTGTAGTTACTGTGGTGCTGATCTACACGATAATACAAGCAAACATATGCCACTTGAAAGTTTTGAATACACAATCAAAACACTAAGAGAGTTTTATAAAGATAAGAAAATTAGAATGAGCCTTACAGGCGGCGAGCCGTTTGTACATCCGCAAATATTAGATATACTTGCATTGTTTAAAAAATATAATGTAGATGAAACAAGTATTATTAGTAATGGAAGTTTGCCTTTAGAAAAATATACCAAAGCATTAGAGTATATTGATAATATAATTTTTAGTTGGCACTTTGAACATCTGCGTATACCACACATGAAAGAAGTATTACTAGGCTTAAAAGATAAAGCAAAACATATACATGTTCATCTAATGTATTTGCCTGGACGCTTAGATGAAGTTAAAGGTGTTGTAGACTGGCTACAAACAAATGATATACAATATGTAATGCGTAGAATACGTCCTATGACAAACAAGCAAGGCGAATTTAATCCGCCTGGTGCAAGCGGTATGGAATTTGAAGGAGTTCAATGGGGCGGAGCAACAGGATATTACAACGACGAAGAATTAGAATATTTGGATAGTTTTAACAAAGCAGGCACTAATAAAGAAAACTGCGAACTATGGACTAAAGAAAAAAATTGGCTAGATAATGTAAACACTTTAACAAAGAATAAATGGAATACATTTAAAGGTTGGAAGTGTATGGCAGGCTTAGAAACGCTTATGATTGATAACGATGGTAGTGTATATAGAGCTACTTGCAAACAGGGCGGCATATTGGGTAACATAGAAACAGGTTTTACCCTAGAACAAGATCCTATATTGTGTGCAAAGCAATGGTGTAATTGTGCGGCAGATCTCAATACTACGAAATGGAAAGAACATGTCTGAGAAATTTTGTTTAAGCCCATGGCATCATATGAATATAAACAACAGAGGTACGATTAAACCTTGTTGTATATTTACAGATGCAGTGTCTCCAGAAGGCGAAGAAAATATATTTGATTGGTATGCAAACGCATACAATGAGGTAAAAGAAAAAGGATTACTTCACAAAGGTTGTGAAGTTTGTAAGATTACAGAAGAAAAAGGCATTCCGAGTAGACGAGAATGGCGAGGAAATAAGGGCGACGCCAAAGAAGGCGAGATTACTTATTTGGATATTACATTTGGTAATACATGTAATTTAAAATGCAGAATGTGCGAAAGTAGAAATAGCACCAAATGGATTGCTGATGAAAAGAAACTTGTAGAAGGCGGATTTGATTTAGAAAGAGTTATAACACCAAAATATGATATGCCTGATTATAGGTTAGATCAAATTGTTGAATATTGTAATAATGTAACTTATGACGACTTTGTATTAGAAGTAAAAGGTGGCGAGCCGTTTGTTACTGACCAGTTCTTAAACTTTATAGATAGATTAGATGATAATTTTAAAAGAAATACAACACTTGTTGTTTTTACAAATGGCACAGGCATAAGTGATTATTATATTGAAAAATTAAAACAGTTCAAAAAAATAAAATGTAATCTAAGTTTAGAAGCTACAGGAGAACTTTACAAATATATAAGAGGCGGACCTAATCATCCACTTGAAACAGCAGTAAAAAATATGGAGTATATGCGAGACCGACTGCCCAATTTTATTCCTGGTATTAGTATTACAGTTACAATGTATAATATCTTTCATCTACAACAAATGCTATCTGTTATAAAAAAATATTTTGGCCCTCATGAAAATTATAGTAAAGCATTTGGTAATATTAGTTATTTTCCGACTTATCAAGACCCTGCTAATTTACCAGACAAGACAAAGAGAAAGTTAATTGCAAGATACAGTAAAGAACCTAGCTTTGATAACATTGTTAAATGGTTAAAAACTCAAAATCGAGATAAAAGCAAATGGAAGAAGTTTAAAGAATATACTGAGAAATTAGACAAAATCAGAAACGAAAAGTTGTTTGATGTTGAACCAAAGTTTAGGAAAATTTGGAATGAAGAATAATTTTTGTATATTACCCTGGATACATCTAAGCACAAGAGTTGACGGTAACGTTGCTCCTTGTTGTAGAAGTATGCAAACTGTAGGTAATATTGCTGATGAAACACTAGAACAAATTTGGAATAATAAACATATGCAAAAGTTGCGTAAAGAACTTTTGAACGATGAACGTCCAGAAGGTTGTTGGCCTTGTTATCAATTAGAAGACCAAGGCAGTGTTAGTATGCGTCAAACTATGAACAAGACCCGCAATTGGATGTATCCGTTTGATGAAGACGAAGAACATACACAAGTACCGTTTAATATTCCAGTGCTAGAATTAAAACTTAGTAACTTATGTAACTTCCGTTGTAGAACATGTAAGCCAGACCTTTCAACGACATGGTTAAAAGATTGGGCTAAAGTCAAAGACGAATATGAAGACATAGGTTGGAAAAATGATACAACTAGACAAGAAAACTATAACAATCCAGAGTTCTTAGCTAACATAGAAAAACTAGCACCAACTATGGAAATAGTGGAGTTTGCTGGCGGAGAACCTCTAATGGATCCTATGCATTATAAGGTATTAGAGGCACTGAGGCCCCATGGTGAACATATCACAGTTAAGTACAGCACAAATTTAAGTAAACTAAAGTACGGAAAGTTTGATGCACTAGAAGCATGGAAAGATTTTAGAAGTGTTGATATAAGTTTGAGTATAGACGGTCATCCAGAACTAAATGAATATATTCGTACTGAAGCAAACACAAAACAAATTGCAGAAAACTTAAAGAAAGTTAAATTAGAACTAGGTGATAAGTTTGAAGCCAGAGCGGCATTATGTTATAGTGCTTGGAATGTAATGGGACTGCCTGAAGCATATGACTACTTTACATTTGAATTAGATTTACCTGTACACGGAAACATTGCATGGGCACCTAAATTTATTAACCCCCAAATATTGCCTGTGGGATTAAAGGATACAGCAGAAAAGAAATACAAAGCATATTTAGAAAAAGTTAAAACATACGATATAAGTACTTCTCGAAAAAAGCGTATAGAAAGATTTATTAATACTAATTTAAATTTTTTACTTGCTGAACAAAAATCTGAAAACTGGGATCAGTTTTTAAGATTTAGTAAAAAATTAGATGCAAGTAGAGACACTAATCTGTTTGACATAGTACCGGAGTTTAAAAGATATGAGTAAAACATTTTGTATACTTCCGTGGATGCATCTAGCTACCAATGCTAGTGGCAATCTTCGTGTGTGTTGTAACTCTATTCCTGGACAAAATTTTATTACCAAAGAAGATGGCACCCCTTTTAAACTAAACAAAGATAACTTAGAAGAAGCATGGAATAGCGAAGTATATAAAAAAATACGTAAGCAAATGCTTGACGGTGAACGTCCTGAAATGTGTACAAGATGTTTCCGTGAAGAAGATGCAGGTGTGCGTAGTGCAAGACAAGCATGGAATCATAAATGGCAAGAAGATATTAAGTATACAGTAGATGCACCTTTTGATATTAAATATGTGGACTTACGGTTAGGCAACTTATGTAATTTAAAATGTAGAATGTGCAATCCGTATGCAAGTAGTATGTGGGTCAAAGAATGGAATCTAGTTGAAGAAGCTCTAAGTGAAAGTGAATATAAACGATTAAGTAATATGGATTGGCCTGAAGATGAAAAGACTTGGGAAAATTTATTCAGCATTGCTAATACAGTCGATGAAATATATCTAACAGGTGGTGAACCAACTATTATTAAAGAACAGCATAGGTTGCTTGATTATTTTATAGATAACAAAACGGCACACAGAATAAAATTAAAGTATAACACTAATCTTACAAATGTTCCTAAAGATTTAATATGGAAATGGAGTAAGTTTAAACATGTACAATTAAATTGTAGTATTGATGCAACAGGCGAACTTGATAGATACATACGATATCCTAGTAACTGGGCTACTATAGAACGCAACTTTCAGGATATTAGAAAACTTTATAACGCAACTATTGAAATACATTGTACAGTGCAGATGTACAACATATTACACTTAGATAAATTAATTGAATGGGCATTACCCTATGAACATAAAATATATTTTAATATTTTAAATCATCCTGAATATCTAAACATAAGATGTTTACCGAAAGATTTGAAAAATTTAGCCGCCCTTAGACTAAGACCGTATATAGATTTGCCTAAAGTGCAAGGCATTATAGATTACATGTGGGCAGAAGATTGGTCAAATAAATTAGATGCATTTAAAGAGTATACTGCAAAGTTAGACGAAAGTCGAAATCAAAATTTAGTAGATGTAGTTCCGGAGTTGGATATATGAACTTCTTCCTCTGGGGCGGATGTGAATTAGAAGATACTATACCAATACTAATTAAAAAATATCCGCAACATACATTTCAAAGATTAGATACAACTACTATAGGTAGTTTGTTTTCACCTATTGGATATATTGCTGATGCTGTTGACAAATGGTATAATAAAAGTGATGCAAAAAAGTATCCGTTTGGCAGACGTATATACAAAGAAATTGTAAGCAAAGATTATTTTGATATAGTTCCTAAAACAAATAAAAAAGACAACTATCTAATTGCTAGTTTTACAAGAGAATCAGAAGCACGTTGTCAATACAATAAAGAACATGTAACATTAATTAAGCAACTAATCAAAGAAAAATCAGCAAGTGAACTTACTAAATTAAAGTTTCCTGAAAACATATTAGATATACTGAACGATAAACGTAATGTATGTACATATGATGACGACTTAGTATTTAGAGGATTTTGGAATCAAAAAGAAAATTGGAATATGCAAGGTGAATGGGGAAGACGTTTTGCTGAATTAGTCACAGGATTATTTGAGGATAGAATACAATTAGTGTATACTCCACCAGCTAGACGTTGGATTAACAAAAAGATAGGATACTATCAAGATATTCCAGTCACTGGAAATTTTACACATATATTTAAAAACAAAGTTACAAATGGAAAACATTTTGATGTAAACAGTTGGTATGATGTACACAGGTTTCAAAAAGGTATACATCTAGGTATTAAACATCAGATGCGTCCTTATAGAGCAAAACTATTAGAAATTGATTGGGAAGAAGTTGTTGGAGACGATCAGCATAGATTAGGCAGAAGTCCGTACCATTACGATATTAACAGTATTAAACATATTGCCAAAAAGATATCTGAAAAAATAAAGGAAGTTAAATAGTAGTATGAACCCTTATAAATTAAAATCAACTAGTTTATGTATACATCCTTGGTCACACTTAGCAATTAATCCTAACGGTGATGTTGTGCCTTGTTGTCACCAGCGTGGAGCAAATCCTACAATCTTAGGTAATGTAAAAGAAAAAACTATAGATGAAATATTTAACGGTGACAAAATGAAAAAACTTAGAGTTGATATGCTTAATGGTATATTGCCTGAGGACACTTGTCATAAATGTGTAAATTATGAAAAGATTGGTGTAAAGAGTCCTAGGCAATGGGCTTTCACTCATAACTATGCAGACGAAGTAATGGATATAATTCCTACAACTCAAGAAGATGGTACACTGCCAGATTTTAAAATACGGTATTGGGATTTACGTTTTAGTAATATTTGCAATATGACTTGCGTTATGTGTACACCACAATTTAGCAGTAGGTGGACAATTGAAGCAAACCGTTTGTATAAAAGCATGACGTCGGACAATGCTAGGAGTCGATTAATGCAAGCATTAGTATTATCGGAAGAAGATACTATCGCTATGGATAAAGTTGAAAACTTTGGAGAAAAAATTAGTTGGGTCGACGATGCTATACATGATGTAGAAAAAATTTATTTTGCAGGCGGCGAACCACTTGTAATGGACGAGCATTGGTACATATTAGAAAAATTAGATAATCTTAAAAAATATAATGTAAAAATGAAATACAATTCTAATCTTTTAAAGTTAGATTATAAAGGAAAAAATGTAATCGACTATTGGAAGAAATGGAAGAAGGATAGATTGTACATTGAAAATAGTGTGGACGAACTAGGTGCAAGGGCTGAATGGATTAGATACGGAACTGACTGGAAAATAGTTAGTTCTAATATTCGTAAGTTAGTTGAAGCTGATATTAGATGTAGTCCTATCATAAGTTTAGGGTGTTATAATATTTTTAGGCTACCGGAGATGTTAGAAGAATTTAAAGAATTATACAGAAGCGACAATGAAAGATTTACTCCTGCGTTAAATCCGGTATTTACAAAAGCATTTAACATACAAGTATTACCTGATAAATTTAAAAAAGAAATTAGAAAAAAAATTAAAAGATATGAAAAATCTACTTTTGTGCATAATCCTCAAAACTTAAAAACTTTCTATAACGAATTAGAGAAACCACACAGTGAACAAGGTGCTATAAACTTTTTAAGAAAAAGTGCTGTATTAGATTTTAGCAGAGACACAAATGTATTTGAAGCAATACCTGAATTAGATATTTTAAATAAAGAATACCCTGGCATTTACGATAATGAATATAATGAAATATCTGAGCACAGCAATTTAAAGAAGAGCTAATGTTAAATAAATGGAAAAATAGGTGGACGGTAAGAGCGTTTGACAGTAGTATCATTCCAGCACAACAGGATATAGACAATCTAGTAGAAATGATACAATACATTCCTAGTCAATTAGGATCTATTGATCATGTTTGGTGTTTGCTTACACCAGAAGATGAAGCATTAAAAAATTGGTTAGTAGAAAACATTTATTTTACAGATGACAAATACCAAGGACACAATGAGTATTTTACGGCGTTACAAGATGCTCCGTATATGTTTACAAGTTTTCAAATTAAAATTCCTCAGGACCTAAATGAAATATTAACAGAAGAACAAAGAGGTTATATTAAGATTTCTAAAAATACAGAAGCAATACGAAATAATTCTTTCCATGCTGGTATTCTTGTTTCCGAAACTTTACAACTAGGATACGATGCCTGTCAAATTGCTTGTGTAGATGGTTGGGCTATTAAACAAGACAACAATACAAGTTATGAATATGCTGAAAAAATTTGGAATAGATTTGGTTCTAATCTTCAAAAAATAAATGTAACTTTCAACGATCAAACATTTTATTTTAACAAAGATTATATAGGTAGACCTATGATAAGCGTCGGTATCGGAACAGGTATTTCAAATACAGACCACAGCTTTACAACATACAAAGACGGTGTCACACATACAGGACAAAAGCCAAAGAAGTGGTTTAACAACGTGGTCCGCTAATAAATATTAGTATGGACTATAAAAAATACGATAAAGACGGTAAACAACTTAATTTAATACCTCTTGCGAATAGAGCTACACAAGCAAACTATTATCAAACATGGTTAGACAATCCAGAGTCTTTAGATCCTAGTAACGAAGATCTAAAGTGTGAACTTCAATTAGGCATGCTTAGTTTTTGGGAGCCTCTAAGTATAAAAATAGATCCAAGTCAATTTATGAAAGAAGTTGAAGCACTTGATGACCGATGGGTACCGTACCTACGTAGAGAAGGTATAATGAACGACAGAGAAGGAATATCTCTTTTTGGGTTACCTGATGCTTCTATGGAAGAAGGGTTGAGTATGCCAGAAGCATGTAAAAAAGCTGGCAGACGTTTAAGCGAAACAGAATTCAACACTCCTACAGAAGCATATAATATGCTTCCTAGTTTACATGAATTATTAGACTATTGGAAACCATTAGGTAGAACAATGTTAGTTAAAGCAAATGCTGGAGGATATTTTCCTCCGCATAAAGATCATCCTAAACTTACAAGAGACACTTTTAGAGTAGTTGCATTTCCTAGTTGGAATGTAACAAGAGACGAATTCGAATGGGAAATGGAACACACAAAAGTTCCAATAAAGCCCGGCGGTGTTTACTATGTAGACACAACAAAGACTCATAGAACACACAGTTGGGTAAACGATAGTATCCATCTTGTAATGAATATACCAAAAACTTGGGAAAATGTATTAAAGTTAATGAGCATAACAAAGGCATTCTAATGATTACTCCTTGCAGTAGGTTATGGACGGACATAAACTTAAACATCCATAGAAAAGAAGTTGTAAATTGTTGTAAAAGACAACAACTTGAAACACCTACAATAGAAGAAATTTCAGACCCAAAGTTTTGGACCGACCGCAAAGAACTAACAGAAGCAAAACAGTATTGGATAAAAAATAATAATTTTCCTAAAGGTTGTGAAGCCTGTAGCTCTAACCACCCTAATAGTCAATATAACACTTGGAACAATTGGTTAAACAAGTCAACACCTAATTTAAAAAATGATCTTTCCTACAGAATTGAAATAGCACTTTCTAGTAAATGTAATCAGACATGCATATATTGTATACCAGAAGTAAGTAGTTTATGGGCAAAAAAATTAGGTGTACCTATTTTAGAGCCTGATGCAGAATGGCAAGAAGCGGCTCTTACAAGTTTGTATAAACATATAGAAAATAACACTGGAGATAAAGAAAGTGTAATATACACATTCTTAGGCGGAGAAACATTTTTAATAGATGAATTTCTTGATATAGTTGAATACTTGGCAAATATTCACAACACACGAAAGCAAAGATGTGTAATGCAGTTTATTAGTAATCTAAATTTAGGACCAAGTGTTGTACAAAAGTTTATAGACATATGTAAAAAATATCCATATGTAGTACACAGTCTTAATGCAAGCATTGACAACATAGGAATTAGAGCAGAAGCAATAAGAGAAGGTTTAGATTTTGCAAGATTTGAACACAATTTAGATTGGCTTATGAGTGAACCAGCAGTTACTAGAGTAGGTTTGTTACCTACAATGAGTGCATTATCTATTACAGATCACGTGCAATTTTTAGACTGGGCTACAAGGTTAGTTCAAAAGCATAGAGATTGGAATGCATTTGGAAAGACATGGGGATTAAGTATTAATACATTAACTGAACCAAAAGCAATGCACCCTGCTATACTTCCTGAACAATATACAAGTTATATAGACGATGCTGTTGAATATGTTATGAAATTAAAATTAAAACAAAAACATTTATACATACAGCATTTACATGATATACGTAGTCAAATAGGTACACGTAGAGATAAAGAATATTTAGATAAAGCATACAGCTGGTATAAAAAGCAAGAACAATTACATAACAAAAATTACTGGAAAATATTTCCAGAACTAGAGGATATTTTTAATGAGAACTCAATTACAAATTGATAAAATAAAAGAAAGCCAGTCTCCGGCAACACAACAATTTATTTTTCTAAAAGAACACGACATTGAAAAATTATTAGAACATTATAATAATCACAAAGACAAAGTAGATGAAAAACCTACAGGTCCTAAATGTTTGTATATAAAAGAAGGTGAAGGCGTTATAGATGATTTACTTATACCACTGCGTAAAAAATACGGAAATTTTAAAGTACGTAATGCACAAATCTTTGATACTGAAGTGCCGCATGTAATTCATATTGATGATGGACGAGAGTTACCTAACAGTTACAAAGCATTTACAATACCTTTACAAGTAATCGGTGGCGCAAGTCCATTAGATGCAAAGTTATGTTTTTTTGATCAGTATTACTATGGCGGTCCCGCAAAGTTTTTAAACGGCGAAGATTATAAAAGTCCTACTTACAACCAAGCAATTACAAGTTACGAAGAAGTAGAAGGAATAAATGATAGAGGAATATCTGATATTTGGCGTAAAGATTTCTTAACACACTTAGACGAAAAATGGATTAAAGGTCTTAGTATGAAATCATACTTTCCTTGGATACCAGGAAGTTATATTGCATTTGATAGTTTGCAACTTCATTGTGCTAGTGATTTTAGGAAAGTTGGTATTACTCGTAAAATTGGTTTGAGTATTTTTACAACTCTATAATAACATCTGAAAAGTTAGGTCTAGGATATACTTCTTCAACTATAGTTGGAGGGAATGGAATCTTTTTATTTTTATCAACACGAGGATCGTAGTATTCATGATGTATGTTGCTATCTTTACCGTACCCTACACCCATAATAAATCTAAACTCCATTGCTCGATCGTCATTACTAATATTAAATATTTCTCCAGCTCTTTCTTTATTTTTACAAATATTTTGACACATGCCAGTTTGTATCCCTTTGTTGGCAAGAGCTAACATAACATATGCACTAAAAATTCCTATCTCGATATTTTCTGTTCTATCCTGATCACCATGCGGATCGTTTGTACGTTTTTTACCTACGCCTAGCCCGTCTAATTTTCCTCTGTCAGATTCTTTCTCGTATCTTCGTTCTAAGTCTCCTACCCATCTACTATTAAATCCTAACAACCAAGGAGCCAACACTTGTGGATTACCTCTATCTTCTTCAATAGTTACATGAGCATTTCGTTGGCATATAGTCATAATTTCTTTTGCTATAACAGGATTGTCATTCCTTAGCAGTCTAACCTGGTACGGAAATTGTAAATTTTTGCTAGGTATGTGTGAATATACTTCTTGCAAGGCTTGTTTAATTAACTCTTTACTAGGAACTTTTTCAGTATCCCATGCAAATGTAGTATGTCTCATTTCTATAAGTTGATGCCAATCCATATCAAATCCTTAATAATACTGTATTTACACCTATAAATACTTGACAACGTATTAAATTGGTGTTACAATAAGCTATGAATAATGAACTTAAATGGAGTAATTATGACTTCTCAAAAATCCCGTTTGACGACATTGTTAGTGTCGGACAAAGGACACTCTTATATAGAGACCTGTTTACTGTCAGTTGGTTGCTCGGAAGATTCTGTAACTACAAATGTTCCTACTGTTGGCCCTACGCCAGAAGTGACAGAAAAGATCACAGGCCAACTGAGCTATGCTTGCGAACAGTGGATGAAATCAAACGCCAAGCAAGAGATAACGGATTCAACAGTTTCCACTTCTCCTTGTCCGGCGGTGAGCCAACGTTCCATCCAGGTTATCTCGAAATATTAAAACACCTAGCCGACGATGTAGATAATACAAACTACACAAGTATACACATGACATCAAACTGTTCAAGAAACATGAAGTGGTTTGAAACTTATGTTGAATACGCAAAGCCCTTTCATAGAGCAAGTATTACAGCAAGTTTGCATACAGAACATGTAAACTCAAAAGAGAAGATGCAAGACTTTGCAGACAAGTTAATCTTCTGTCAGGAGAACGATGTACAAGTTACAATTAATCAAGTTATGGTTCCAGACTGGTTTGAAAGAGATTGGGAAAACGCCCTGTTCTTCCACGAGCAAGGAATCAACGTTACACTCAAACCTCAATCAGACCCTACTGCTTCTAAAATTGTTGACGGGTATAAAGAAGAAGATCTTAAGAAGTTATACAACGGAATGCCACAACGTGCATACACAGAAAACAAAAGGAAATGGGAAGGTAGACCTAAACCGTCATTCCAAGTACCTCAAGGAATAGGCAAACCAGATGCAAGTGTTCCTTGGCATATGCAAGTTGAACTAGAAGATTCTAAAGGTAATAAATGGTATATGGACCAAGCAGAACGCTTTAATGCCTTTAATTTCAACAATTTTGAAGGATGGCGGTGTAACGCCGGTTACAGCGGACTAATAATACGCGAGCCAGACGGTAGCATAAAAAGAAGCTATTCGTGCCATGATGCACCTCTTGGCAACATTGAAACAGGTTTCGAACTATTTAAGACACCTAAGACATGTATTACAAAGAGTTGTGTCAGTTCAGCAGATTCAAAAATACCTAAAAGGAAAGTAAATGACAAAGTTTAGTAATACATCTAAATTATTATCGATACATATAATTTGTCATTTAGCTTTAATACCTGCTATAATGTATGGGGAATTATGGATGTTCGTTGCTAGTTTTTTATGGTGGCAATGGATAGCCGCAACTGCAATTAGTTCAGGCTATCATAGATATTTTGCTCATAAGTCTTTTGAAGCACCTAAATGGTATCCTTGGTATGCTCAAATAATTGGTTTGTTTGCAAATCCAGGACCTGTAATGACATGGGCGGCAACACACAGAATGCACCATGCATATACAGACTCTGAGAAAGATCCTCATAGTCCTACTATAAAAGGTTTTTTAAAAGTATATACAAGCACATGGGGTAATAATATACAAATTGAAAGAAGAATGTTAAAAGGATTAAACACAAAAAGTATTAAATTCTTTTACAAAAACTATTTCCTACTAATTGGGTTAGTAGGATTAACAACATTAATAATAAATCCTATGCTTTTTCTATTTGGTTTTTGTATGCCAATAGTTTTAGCATTCCATGGCTACGGAATAGTTAATGTTGTACCACATACAAAAAGCGGCGAACCAAGAAATTCTTGGATGGCTAACATCTTAACAGGTGGAGAAGGATGGCACAAAAACCATCATGACGACAGTCGTAATTGGAGAATTGGCAAGCATTGGTATCAACTTGATCCTGGTGCTTGGTTTATAAAACTTATAAAGAGGTAAAAAATGTTTAAACCAATAGAATACAATCTAGATATGAGAGATCCAGATAATTGGCACGAAGTGTGTCGTAACCAACCTAAGGATATTATTGCATATATTCCGGATGCTAATTTGCATGAACAAGAATTACTTGACGGTGCAACTAGTATAGGAAAGTTATATAGTCCTAAAAAGGCAGGCTTTGATGTTTACTTTGAACACAAAGAATATCCTGGTATTTCAAGAGTTACAAACGAAAAGGACGAAGATGGAAAGTTTGTTGGATTGTTTCCTGAAAGTGAATTAGGTTGGCATAACAACGGAAATTGGCGTCACTGGAAACATGTTATTGAAAGTTGTATTGCTTTTTATTGTGTAAAACCAGGAGAACAAGTTGTAACAAGTTATTTGAATAGTCATCAAGCATATGTAGATTTACCAGATGATCTAAAATCTCAAGCAGACAAATTTGAATATTGGGCACAGTTTGATAAAGACAACAGCATCTACCAATTTGATGACGACAGTCTTAACAAAGGTATGGATGAACTACTTGCTATATTTGAAGGTAACTTAAAAAGCACAGGACGTAAAGGTAAACAAGAACTCAACCCTGTTAGAGGTAGTTGGAAACCATTGATTGTGCAACACCCGTTTAGAACAATTCCCGGCTGGTGGGATCAAGAGAACAGTCCTAAAGCAATATATACAGGACACTTTGGTGTCATGCGTAAACTACGCAATAAAGAAACTGGTGAAGAAATTACTCTTGAAGAAGCAAAGCCTTTGTTAAGTGCTTTACACAAACACTTATTCCAACCGAAATATATGTATCATCATCATTGGAAAACAGGTGATCTTATTATCAACGATCAGTTTATGAGTTACCATGCTCGTAATGCTGTTAAAGGTGATCGACTATTATATCGTATTGCATTTAATTACAAGTATCTAAAACAAGCATGAAGACACTGACTACACCTACACTTCCTAAGGACCTAGTAAAACTTTTCGAAGAAAGTTTATTAAATCCGTTAAACAGGTTGCCTGATAATTATAAGCCAGAAGATTTAAATAATCCTGATCATATATATTATAGCGTAACCTACGATGATGACGGAGATTGCATATGCGGAAGTGTAGCTAGAAAACGAGACTTTTATAATGGCGGAGTACGATTGCTTAGTAAATACTATATAAGCAACAAAATTAAACAAGTTGGATTAAGAGTAAACAAATACCATATAAAAGGAATGAGTACGTTTGCTGTCGAACAAGCAGATCAACAAATTGAACTTTGCCAACTAGAGTATGGAATTAGCAAATTTTTTATTAGTCGCGAATATAAAAATCCAAGAAGTATACGCAACCTGTGCAGAGGTATGGAACACAATAGTAAATACAAAGGTTGGACACTAGAAAAAGATCTGTGGCGCACAGCACCTTGTGATGGTGATGAGTGTTGGCAATATATAGTATGGTTAGGAGGAAATACATTAAATGACACAAAGACAGTTTATTAAAAAAATAAATGTAAAAGACATAAACGAAGATGTAATTAATGATTTACATAGTGGTGTTGTAAGTTTATATGTGATTGATGATGCTAACGAAGATACTGTAGAGTTATTCGGCAATTTATTAGATCAAGATATGTACGGTAGAAAGCGTGTAACTATAGGACACGATGATGAGCATGGCAAAAGATTAAATCATGCACACGATATGCTATGGCACCAGGACAGAGCATATAGCAAAGATTGTCATCCGTACGTAGGATTGTATTGTATTAGAGCCGACAAGGGCAGTAGTCCTACCTGGTTTGCAGACATGCAAGATGCTTACAATAAAAGTACAACCGAACTCCAAGATAAAGCGAGCAATCTAAGATGTATGAATACTATAACAAAATATATGAGTAAGGAAGAATATCCTTACGAATTTGATTCACCAGTACACGAACGTGCTTGGAGAATGAAGAATAGAGCCGAACACCCTTTAGTAAAAGAAGATAGCACAGGAAAATATTATTTCTTTAGTGAAGCATATACAGAAACAGATTTAGAAGAAGAACTGCAAACTGCTATGCAAAACACAAAATTTTACAAGCATGATTGGAAACCAAACCAATTGCTAGTGTATAATAATTTTAAAACAGTTCATAAAAGAGATAGCACTCCATCAGATGTAGTAAGACAACACATACGCTATGCACTTGTTTAGGAAACAAGATAATGGATTTTACATTTACAGCGTTAGACCTAAAGATTACTGATAAAGATAGAAAACTTATGCTTGATGAAGTGTTAAGTGTAAGTCCTTTAAACTGGCACTACAACGAGTTTAGGGGTTGTAAAATGTTACCTGTATATAATGCAGGAGGGTTGCTAGGCGGTCAAGATCCTAAAAAGACAAAAGACGGCGTTTTCAAATTTACTGATCCAACTAAGAACTGTGTCCATACACAAAGGATTTTGAAAACAAAAATTTTTCCTTGGATGATTCCAGAAGGTAGAGTAACAATATTAAAGACTCCTGCCGGACATGGACTAAACGTTCATTTAGATAGCACAGAAAAAGAAATAGGCTCGCGCCAACACAAATTTAGAATTGTATTAAATGGAAACATTGATAAACTTTATTTTATAGATAGCAATCACAATAATATCCATGTACCAGATTGTTATCACACATACATACTAGATGGATCTCATCCACATGCTTTATTACCTGGCAATGAAGAAAAAATTACGCTATGTATTGGAGCGCCTTGGACAGGTGAAAGTAATCCTGCATACAGTGATTTAATAAACCACAGTATTTTTAATATGAAAATTAGTCGTCCTAGCAAGTTGCTAGATGAATGGACTGATCCTTTTTGGAAGAAATAGTACTATTTAATGGTATCTTAGACGCAATATAAGCGTCATACAGCGGTGTTTAGACACTGCTGAGTACATACATACCAAGCTAAAATATAGTCTTAAATTAAGTTAACCCAAGCGCCGTTTTCGTAACCTTGGAATTTATTATCAGTTGTGTTATACAACATCATTCCGTTAGCGGCTGTCAATGCATCACGTTCTGTAGTCGTCATATTACCAAGTAACAATTCTTCAGTAAGTTTTGCATTACCTGTTACATGTAGGTTTGCATCAGGCTCTGAACTTACTGTTCCGTTAATACCTAATTTTCCTTCATTATGGAAACGTATTGTTTTTGTGTAGTCAATAGTTCCGTTTGGAGAAGGAAGTAATGTCCATTGTTGTTGTGAAATAGTTTCTGTTAATAATGCTGTAGAATCATCTGTACCTTGCTTACTTGTGAAAACACGTCTTGCTATTTCTGTTGTAGGAGTAAAAGCACTACTATCTGTGTTTGCTCTACCTATAGTGATTCTATGTGCTTCATCGTTCTTTTGAACGTTTAAATGGTTGTTATTAGCAACTAATGGACCTGTAGCTATAAATTGTATCTGAGTAGAAGATATTTCAATTCTATTGTTATCAGCAGAAGCAGATTCTCTTAAAACTAAAGTACCTTGTGTGTTCGTTACATCACGTGTGTTTGTTGAATTTGCAAATAAATCGCCATTAATAGCATCAACCATTACACTAGAATCAATAGCAAATAAACTACCGCTTACGTCACCTGTATGATATCCTGTTGTAGTACCTACTAGATTACCAGTCACGTCACCTACTACATCTCCTGTAACTGTGCCTGTAATATCACCAACAAATGCGTTTGCTGTAATTGTTCCTGACGCTGTAACACTATCTGTGTCTACTGTACCTGTAACTAACCCTGCATCTGAGTCTACAAGCACTCCTGAATCTTTAGCAAATACACTACCTGTAATATCTGTAGTAACGTATCTAGTTGCTTCCCATTTGCTGTTTGAAGAATTGTAACCTAATATATCTCCGTCTTGTACTGATACTATATTAGTATCTCCTAAGTCTTCAATAGTAACACCGCCGGCACTTACAACAACACCGCCTACAGTAGATCCATCACCAACGTATACTGTTTTAGTATCCGTAGTGAATATTAGTTCGCCTGCTTCTGGCGTTATAGCTAGACGTTCGCCGTCTGTTCCTCTTCTCAAACGTAGTGACATTCTTTGTCTCCTGATTCTTTATTATATGTATTTATGCCTTACCTGCATTTATTTAATTGTATTGTTCACGTACCAGTCTTCATTATCACAGCGTATATGACGCTGAAAACCTTGTTTTTCAAGTATATTTAATATATTTTGACGGTTTTGTTCGTTTTCAAATTCGACAGTCAAAGTGTTAATGTGTACTGACCAATCAAATGCATCTAGTATTAAAGACTCACTTCCTTCGCAATCTAAACTAATATAATCTATAATCGGAGGTGCCTTATATAATTTTATTAAGTCTGATAGTGTGATGCTATACACATTAGTATAAGCAAAATCTTCACCTGGGTCTTCAATAATACCTTCAATACCTGATCGTAAGTTCCATCCAAAAAATTGAGTTTGGTCTTCTAAAAATCTAAACGGTAGTATTTTACCTGACTCGTTGTACACACAGAGATCACTTATTATGCTATCTCTTGCACCACACAAGCTCTTTAGCGTACTAGGATTAGGATCAACGCAAACACCCTGCCATTTATAAAACTTTTCTAATATAAAAGTATTACTAGCAGTAACACCGTCGGATGCACCAATATCAATAAAGTATCCGTTTTGTTTATAACCTAATTGATCTAAAACAAAAAACTCTTGTCCACTTTCGGATATTCGTAAATTACTTCCTTCAGGTCCCATTACTTGCGTCTTTTTAGAAACCTTTTGGTTTCTTTCTGGATATCTTTTTTAACTCTTCGACTGTCGATACGGAAGTCTACACCCTTAATAGCATCACCATACTCTTCGAATAATTTTTCGATTTCTTTAGAGACATGGTTGCTATCCTTAGATATACTCCGTTTGGCTTTACAATCAATATCCCAAACTTTTCCGTTATTGAACTCTACGTGTATAGTGTTTATATATTCCATAGGAACACTGTGTACGTCAACATCTTTGAAAACTTCAGGCCACTGTCGTATTACGTCTGCAGGAAACTTTTTACGTTTCATTTACCGTCCCGACTTAATTACGGAAGAAAAAATTATACGTTTTCTTTTTTCTTCTTCTTGGTCGGTGAAAGCTCTTCAGCTTGTTCACGTAACCTTTTCGCTTCCTTAAACATTGAGTCAGCTTGTGATCTATAACTAGCCGCTAAATCTTCA